AAAATAGCATACGAATTTAATGGTCGCAAAATGTACACGATAGTACGTGCAAGGAATGTTGAGGATGCTAAAAAGCAAATTAATGATAGACTTAATTTCATAGAGGTCAAAGATATTACAGCACCTGATGAAACTTTAGATTACATCAAGAATTTATTTAATATGAAATAATATGAAAATAAGACCACGATTAACACAACAAGAATATGACTTTATTAAGTCGTTAAAAACCGAAAGGAAAGAAAACAAAGTGTTAGTCATTGGTGACTTGCACGAACCTTTTTGTTTAGATGGTTATTTTGAGTTCTGCAAAGATGTTTATGCTATTTACGGATGCAATGAAGTAGTATTTATAGGCGATATAGTAGACAATCACTTTGCAAGTTACCACGAAACTATACCAGATTCAATTGGTGGCGGTGATGAATTAGAGTTTGCAATTAGCAAACTTAAAAAGTGGCACGATTACTTTCCTAATGCAACTGTTATTATTGGCAATCACGATAGACTTATAATGCGAAAGGCACAAACTGGTGGTATAAGTCAAAAATGGATTCGTGATTACAAAGATGTTCTTGAAGTACCTACTTGGAATTTTGTAGATAGACATATTATTGATGGAGTACAATATCTTCACGGAGAGGGAGGTACTGCAAGAGTTAAATGTAAAGCCGATATGATGTCAACCGTACAAGGACATCTACATACCCAAGCATATACTGAATATTTTGTAGGAGCAAATTTTAAAATCTTCGGTCAGCAAGTTGGTTGTGGCATTGACCACAAAAATATTGCTTTTAGTTATGCTAAATATGGAAAGAAACCTGCTATCGGATGTGGAGTTGTTATTAATGGAACTACCGCTATAAATGAATTAATGGAGCTATGATACCAAGCGAATTTCAAATATTAGGGCAAAAGATAGAAGTTATATTTGATGACCTTTATTGCCATAAAAATAAGTGCTATGGTATGTATAATTCATTTGAAAACAAAATTATTCTTGCTAAAAAATACAAAACTAAAAAGGGTTGGACAAGTTACAAAGAAGAGATTATTTTAGCTACATTTTATCACGAATTAATACATTGTTTATTATTCTATTCCAATTCAAACGAATGGCTAAACGAGGAATTTGTGGACAAGTTAGGAAATTTTCTTCATCAATATGAAATAAGTAAAAAATAGTTAGCCATTGAGCATTATTACTTTCTTTTTTTAGCCCAAATATTAAGTTATTTGGGTTTTTTTATGCTCTTCAAGAAAAATAAATACGTTAATTATCAACCATTTATAAAATTATTAATTTTTTTATTTGTTTTTATAATAATTGCAATTGTATATTCGTGGGGTCAATAAGACATAAAACATAACCAACATAAAAACAAAAACTAAAAAAATGACAGTATCAAATTTCACAAGCAGCAAAGGTAACAAGGTTGCCAATCAATTTATGATTAACACTTCTGAGTACAGAATGTTTCAAAGTTACAATAGCAATATTGTAAAGACCACTTTCGAGGATGGCAAAAGAGTAGTTTATTTAGATGAATATTACTACAACTATTCTAAGACCACAAGCAAGTATAGAAACTTGTACTTAGGGGAAAGTACTAAGGAAATTGAGGCTAAAATCAAAGCAGGGATTTACAAATTAACAAACTTAAATTAATCATAAAGGGGTGCAGCATCCTACACTGCAAATAATTATGGAAAATATGAAATACACAGCAGGTGCTACAATGGAGCACAAAACAGATTCAAGCAAAACAAAATTATACTACCCTGTTATAAAATTTAGCAGTCGTGAAATTTCTGATAGTTTCTTTATTGATTTGCCTCAAAAAAACAGATACAAGGCTTTAAAAGTAGCATCAAAATATATAAAAGACTTAAAAAGTAATTAATAAAAAAAATGAAAAAAGAATTTACAATTTGGATTCCAACTACTTTTGGAACTGGGTGCTTTACAATTAAAGCAAAATCATTTACTGATGCCTTTTTAAGATTAGGCAAAAAAGATAAAATGAAAGATGGATGGATTACTGATGAGGATGGTGAATGTTTTACGTTTAACGCAATTTTAGGAATAGAAGAAACAATTTAATCAACTATAAAAAAAAATAAAAATTATGAAAAACTTATTATCAGCAAAAATTAAAACAGAAGATAACTACGGAAATTTAAACGGAAAGTTTCATCAAGTAGTTCAAATGGTGGGTAAAAGAGTTACTTGCTTGTGTGAAGTAGAAGGCGGAATAATAAACGTAGATTTCGATTTGTCAGAAGTAGTAGAATTTAATTTTAACAATCAATAATTAAAAAAAGGGGTGCAGCATCCTACACTGCAATAACAAAAATGGAAAAAATCACATCACTAACATTTACTAATACTTTTTCAAAAGAGCATTTAGTAACAGTAACACTTTACAAATTAGAAATAGGCTATGCAGTTTTAAGCGAGTTTGGATGTAAATTAGATGGACAGACAAGACTTACTTTTTATGATGCAGAAGAATATTTTAACCACGTAATCCAAGAAACAAGAAAAGCCTATCACTCAATGGAAATGCCATTTAACACAACTGAAACAAAATGAAAAATCAAATTTTAGAAAAGGTACTATTTGTACTTATGTTAGCAGCTATGTTTTTTATAACATACGTAATCTTATTAATCACCCACGACTAATCAAATTAAACAATGAAAATCACAGTAAAAAAAACAATCGAAGAAACACACGAATTAGAATTACCTGCGTACAGAAAGAACATTTGCTATTACTACAAAATAGTAAATGAAAGAGATGCAATGCAGATTTGTTTTGCTAATGGTAGCGAATCAATATCTGTAAATTACACAAGCATTGCTTTAACTTGCGATGAAGTCGGCACTCAAGAAGAGTTTGAGTCAAAGTTTAACGAAGTGGTAACAATACTAATGGAAAAAAAATCATAATGCAAAAAGAACGATTAAAAAAAGAAGTAGTATTAGCACTACTGGAAAGCCAAGAAGCAATTGGGTACATAGCTGATAATATGGGAGTGCAATTCCAAACAGTATTAAAACAAATAATAAGTGAATCACCAACACTATGCAAGACTCCTTATGTAATAGCTATAAAGAATGCTTTAGGATTACCATTAAACAATACAATAACTGAACTATACAATAACGATGGAGGCTATAAAGAATGACCATACAAGAAGAAGAAAACAAGTTAGCTATACTATGGCAGTATTATAAAAATTGTTTAGAAATAACTCACACTGGCGAGTGCGATGACCAAGAGTTTATTGAGTTAGGCAAAGCAGCTAACAAATGGCGATTACAAAAAGAATTAGTACACAAGTTAAAAACCGAAAACAAATGAGCAGAATAGACACTTTAAGAAACCGATATGACAGAATAAATAGGTTGCGAAAAATTGCAATAAATGAACGCAATATTTTAAAAACAAAACAAGCGCAATGGCTATTATATTCAATCACTTTAAATTTAAATCTAATTAGCCAACCTAATCAATGGAATTAGAATATTTAAAACATAACGTAAAAATTATTTCACTTGAAATTCAAGAACTTGAAGAAGAAATAATATTACTTATGCAGTATATATTAACAAAAAAAGTTATATTGCAACACGATAAATATTTAAACCAAATCAGTATTTATAAAAATCAATTACAACAAACAAAAAAACAAATTAAACAATGGAAAATTTAACTAAAATTCAAAGGGAACTAAAAGTTCCAAAAGGAAACTTTAACAGTTTTGGAAAGTACAAGTACAGGTCAGCAGAAGACATACTTGAAGCAGTAAAGCCAGTGTTAGCAAATAACAACGCAAGGCTAACTATTAGTGATGACATAGTATTACTTGGTTCAAAAGTATTTATTAAGTCAACAGCCACGATTAAAGTAGGCGATGAGGTATTAAGTTGTAGTGGTTATGCAGAAACTTCAGAACACAAAGGTATGAGTGCAGAACAAACAACAGGAACTGCAAGTAGCTATGCAAGAAAGTATGCTTTAAATGGATTGTTCCTAATCGATGAAACTGAAGCAGATGCAGACAACCAAAATGTAACAAACAGCAAACCTACATTAGCAAAGAACACACAAGGATTTAACGATGCACTTGATTACGTACAAAAGGGTGGCGACATCAACAAGGTAAAAGCAAAGTATCACTTGACAAAAGAAGTGGAGGAACTACTAAATGTTAAGTAGCGATAGATTAGCAAAATTCACAGCATCCACCATCCACAATTTATTTGTGGGTGGCAAGGGAGCAACAAAAGATTCATACATTATGGATAAAGCAATAGAGGCAGTTAAGGGCTATGCAAAAAGTTTTAGTAGTAAACACACCGAACATGGAAATATTAACGAATTAGAAGCATTAGAATCGTTTATAGAGGTAACAGAATTAAGCGCAATATATTTAGATTCTGTTTACTATCCAATTAACGAGAATTGTGGAAGCACTCCTGATGCAGCACTAATAGATTTTGAAGGTGTAATGACTGCGAGTATTGATTTAAAATGCCCAACTGAAAAGTTCTTTGAACAAAAGATGATGATGATAAACGATAGTAAACCAGAGTTTCAAAACGTACCTAAAGCATACTTTTACCAAGCACAAATGCAAATGATGAGTTTGACTAAACATAACGAAAGTTTAGGGCATCCACCTGTAACAAATCATTATTTAGTAAGGTATCTTACATCAACTAACTACGATTTTGATGGTAATAAAATTGAAATAGACTTGCCTTTAAACGTACGGATATTCTACAAGATAGTAAAAGCAGATTTAGAAGTTCAAGCAAAAATACTGCAAGAAGTATCACAAGCAAGTGAGCAAAGAGATGCTTTAATTCAAATTTTAAAACAACCAATAATTTAAACATAAAACAAAAACAAAAAAAACAATGGAAAACACACAGCACGTACCAATGAATTCAATTCAAGTACACACAACAAAAGATTATTCTTTATTTAAAACATTAAATGGCAACAGAGATGTAAACCAACTACACTTAACACGTTTAAAAGAGAGTATTAAGAAAAACCATCTTACAACTATCATTATGGTAAATGATAAGTTTGAAATAATTGATGGACAGCACAGGTATTTAATTAGTCAAGAATTAAATCTACCAATTAATTATATTATTAGTAAAAATTATGGACTAAATGAGGTTCAAATTTTAAATGCTAATATGAAAAACTGGGCAACAATTGATTATGTAAACGGATACTGCGATTTAGGTTACAAAGATTATATTATTTATAGAGATTTTGTAGAAAAATATCCTTTTCAAAGTGCAGTAATAATTTTATTATTAAATGGAGAACACGAAAGTGGCAAAAAAAATAATTTATATGTTAAATTTAAACAAGGATTATTTAAAGTAAAAGATTTAAATAATGCAATAAGTATTGCAGAAAAATTTTTAATGCTTGAGCCGTTTTATAAAGGTTATTTAAGAAGAAATTTTCAAGTAGCTATATACGGAATGTTAAAAAATAAGAATTTTGATTTTAACGAGTTTTTGATTAAATTAAAACAACAACCAACAACATTACAAGACTGTACTTGTGTTAGTCAATACAAAGATTTAATTGAAGAAATATATAATTATCGTAGAAGAGATAAAGTTAATTTAAGATACTAAAACCAATAAAAATTATGTACAAAGTAAAAGGAAAAATCACCAACATTGGTGAAGTAGTAAGTGGAGTAAGTAAAGCAGGTAAAGAATGGAATAAATCAGAGTTTGTAATAGAAACTTTAGACCCTAAATACCCTAAATTAATTTGTTTCACATTGATGAAACAAGACCAGTTGCAGAACCACAAAGTAGGTGGTGAAGTAGAAGTAGAATTTAGTGTTGATAGTAGAGAATTTAATGGCAGGTGGTATCACAACATCAATGCTATTAGTTTAAGCAAAGCACACAACGATTTACCATTTTAATTTAAACAGCAGGGCAGTTAATAGC